GAAAAGAAACACAAAGCAAAGCAAAGCAAAGCAACTCAAATAAACCATATTTGGCCAAGGCACTTGGTAATCAAACGGGCACAACCCTAGATTAACGATATGGCAAATTTGAGGAGTGTTTTCGAACAGTTGAACGACGTCTCACTCCGGGCTGTTATTCAAGAAGAGGCCTACAGAGACATTAAGCTCACTATTAAGGAAACTAAAACCTACAATCCTTATGCACATCCAGTAGCAGTAGCGGATAGTTTAGAAAAATTAGGAATAGAAACTAACCCCTTTGCCGTCAAGGCGCATACGCATGCCGCGGCAAAGACAATAGAATTAGATATGTACAAAATAGTTTCTTTCTACCTCCCAAAGGAGAACCCCACCACCTTTATGTTCATGAAGAGGAGCAAGTTGCAATATTTTAGAAGAGGCCCACAGCAAAAAGATGTGTTCCTCAATGCTCACATAGAACCCAAAGACGTGGCTAGGTATGACGTGGACACCCTTTTTGACAAGAACGTGACCCCACAGATTACCACAAACACAGCCTTTATGGGGGATACCCTCCATTTTCTTCCACTAACAGCGATTGAAAGGATCTTTAAATCCTCCCCCAAACTTCAAACCCTCTACGCCACTATGGTACTCCCACCGGAGGCCCTGCATAGACTGCATTCTCTGCACCCTGGTATATATGAATTAGAATTTCACCAAGAACATTTCATCTACAAACCAGGGGGTCATGCTGGGGCAGCGTACATCCACAAATACGAGCAACTCGAGTGGATTAAAGTGGGAAGGTTTAAGTGGGCGGACGAGAAGGGGCTCACCCACATGGTGACCTCACAGATTTTGGAAACTAAAGGTGCCAACCACCTCTTCATTTTCCAGAGAGGGAGGTTTCTGACTCCAGAATTGAGGTGTTTCAGCACTGAGACAAAATATGTCACCATGCCTCCCATCTTCCTCCCCAAGCAGTTTAATGCCCGGTTGCCAATTAAGAAAACCACCGCCCAACAATTGTTTCTCTACGTAAAATCAGTGAAAAATGTAACAGAGAGGGACATCTGGGCAAAGATGAGACAGTTGCTCAAGACTTCGGAGCTACAAGATTACAATCCAAGAGAGGTGACTCTGCTGGTGAACTATTTTCTCTTGATTGCCAGATTAAGGTCGGAAACGTGTTTTGACAACGTCCTCAGCGGGGGAATGTTCAAGAAACTCTTCAAACCCTTCATCGCATGGTGGGAGATCCAAAAACACAAAATTTTCGGAAATGAGGAGTTTGAACAGTTGATGGAAGCTCTGGAGTGGGTGGATGTAACACTGACCTACCCAACAAAAACTTTTGACAATCGGGGTTGGGTGGTTAAGCTGGAAGCGAGGAGGGGTTACGAGTGGTTCGCTGATGAGATGCACAAGCCGAAGGGTCCAGAACTAAACTTGGAGGAGAAGAAAACGGATCCGGACGCCGCATCCTACGAAAAATACTTGAAAGCCCTGAGCCTTTTACAGAAAGAACCGGAGGTCATGGAAGCCAAAGAAGCAGAGGCAACAGATGAACCCCAAAGGCCCGAAGTTAAGGAAGAGCAGGCAGAGGCTTCCACGAGTGGGAGGGCTGAAGAAATTCAAGAGGATCCGGCAACCAAGAAAGGGAAGGAGGAGCCGAACCCCAATCGGGACCTGCTCTGCCCATGCGGACTACATCTAAAGATCAAAAATGCCGAATTTCCTGAACTTCCGGTACTCGATCATCCAGATCATCTCACCGGAAGAAAAGCATGGTTCTTCTCAAAGGATGGAAAGCCATACTCCTACACAGGAGGCTCACATGCATCTCGAGGCTGGCCAAATTGGCTGGAGAAAATTTTAGCCGCAATAGAAATCAAAGAGCCACTGCCGGAATTCAACCAATGCTTAGTCCAGCAGTTTAAACTCCAAGCGGCCATCCCATTCCACCGAGATGATGAACCGTGTTATCCAAAGGGTCACCAGGTTCTCACCATCAACCACTCAGGGGAATGCCTCACCCAAATAGCTTGCCAAAAAGGAAAGGCAAGTATAACTATGGGATTCGGTGACTACTACTTGAGCCCAGTGGGATTCCAAGAGTCCCACAAGCATGCGGTAAGCAACACCACAGGGGGAAGGGTGTCTCTGACTTTCAGATGCACAGTCCAGCAAAATAAATTTAATGATGATGGAAGTATGGAAGCCCTTGATAACCTTCCTTGGAAAGCGTGGATCCCGAAACTGCAAAATTTAGGATTCCAAGGAAGGCAGCTTCAGTATGATCCTAATGGAGCACTGATCAGCCCCATTGAGGAAATTCGAAGCATGCCCAAGTGCAAGCCTGAAGGGGTTCCAGAAGTAGTTTACAAGACGCTGGACGGACTAGCCCGTGCGCCAACTCCATATTCTCCAAACCCTATCCGAGCTAGAGCATACACCTCAGATGTCAAAAACTGCAGAATTGGGGCCCTGCTAAGGCAACAAGGTAAGGAGTGGGGATGCAGGTTTGACGCATTGGTAGAAGCTGGCAAGAGAGAGTTGGCCATCTCCGTAATTCACGGAGCGGGAGGAAGCGGGAAGTCACAAGCATTGCAGACCCTGATTAAGGACAACCCAGAGCTTGATATCACGGTGGTCCTCCCAACCAATGAACTCAGGCTGGATTGGCTTCGGAAGTTACCAAAAGCCCCGCAGGAAAAGTTCAAAACCTTCGAAAAGGCATTGTTAGCTCCCCCCACCCCAATAGTCATCTTCGATGATTATGGCAAACTACCGGCAGGCTACGTGGAAGCCTTCTGCTTGTACTTCTCCACTGTACAACTGATCATCCTAACCGGAGATTGCAAACAGAGTGTGCACCATGAAAGTAATGAGAATGCCACAACAAGCTCAATAGAACCCCTGGTTAAAGAAGCCTCAGAGCTTTGCAGGTATTACATCAATGCCACACACAGAAATAAGAAAGATCTGGCCAACAAACTGGGAGTTTACTCAGAGAAAACCGGGTTGACCGAAGTGACCCATGGCACCACCCCGATCCCCGGGCTTCACATGCTAGTGCCCTCGCTTTACAAAAAGCAAGCCTTTTCAGAGATGGGACATAAGGTGTCCACCTACGCGGGCTGTCAGGGGATCACCGCTCCAAAAATCCAAATCTTGCTAACAGAGGAAACCTCTCTCTGCTCCAGAGAGGTCCTGTACACTGCACTATCGAGGGCCGTACATTCAATCCATTTTGTAAACGCGAGCCCAAACAATCAGGCTTTTTGGAAAAAACTGGAGTGCACTCCATACCTCAAGGCTTTCCTGTCAACTTTGAGAGAAGAAGTGGCACAGCCTATTGAAGAGAAGAAAGCTGAACCCACTCCAGTAGAGCCCCCACGAACACACATTGCAAAGGAAGATGCAATGGTGGAATATGAAAACGTCATCGAGAAAATGCCTGAAAAGCATGAAAGGGAAATTTTCTCAGAAAAACACGGGCACAGCAACTGTGTTCAAACCGAAGACCCCTTCATTCAGATGTTTTCTCACCAACAGGCAAAAGATGACACCCTACTTTGGGCTACCATTGAAGCCAGATTGGTCATCTCCAACCCAAAGGCCAATTGGCAAGAGTACCTTGAAAAGAGGCCAGTGGGAGAAGTGCTGTTTGAATCATACAAGCGGGCCATGCACTTGCCAAAGATGCCCATTCCCTTTGAGGAGGATCTTTGGAACTCGAGCATGCATGAGGTGCAAAAGACCTACTTGTCCAAGCCTGAAAACATGATCAAGAATGGAATGGCCAGGCAGAGCCCCGACTATGACCCAAATGTGATCTCCCTGTTCCTGAAGTCTCAGTGGGTGAAGAAAATGGAAAAATTAGGGGCAATAAAGATCAAACCCGGTCAAACCATAGCCTCTTTTCATCAAGCCACTGTAATGCTCTTTGGAACTATGGCAAGATACATGAGGAGAATGCGGGAAGTCTTCCAACCTGCCCACATCAGGATTAACTGTGAGATGACCCCGGAAGACCTGAGCTCTTGGGCGGCTGGAGAAGGGGGACACTGGAAGTTTAAAGGCCCTTCACTTGCCAATGACTTCACAGCATTTGACCAGTCACAAGATGGTGCTATGCTACAGTTTGAAATTCTTAAAGCTAGGCACCACTCCATCCCAGAGGACATTTTGGACGCGTACCTCACGATAAAAACTAACTCAAAGATATTCCTGGGAACATTGGCAATAATGAGATTGACCGGTGAGGGGCCCACTTTCGACGCAAACACTGAATGCAATATCGCCTTCACACACACTAAATTCAACATTCCAGAAGGCACAGCACAATTGTATGCAGGGGATGACTCAGCAATCGATGGTTTGCCTGCACTAAGACCAAGCTTTAAGATGATCGAACAAAAGCTCACCTTGAGGTCCAAACCCCAGGTAGCCCTTCAACAAAAAGGAGACTGGGCAGAGTTCTGTGGCTTCCGAATCACCCCAAAAGGGCTGATCAAGGACCCCAAGAAACTCCATGCCTCTTGGATGCTAGAAAAGAAGAAGGGGAATGTTAAAAACGTATTGAGATCATACGAGCTTGATTTGGCGTTAGCATACCAACACAAGGATAGCCTGCACGAACTACTTTCCGAGGAGGAGCTCAAGTACCACTACGAGACGGTTCGTTCCATAGTTAAGTCAGGAGGAGGTGGAGTTTTGAATACTTACATCTCCAAGGATGAATCACTTTATTAACCTTCTCGTAGCTGAGGGATTTGTCAGGACTAACGAACCCCTCACTGACCAACTTGTAGTCCATTCGGTAGCCGGAAGTGGAAAGTCAACCCTCATTAGGAAATTTCTGGAGGAGCAACCCCTTGCAAGAGCATACACGCACTGCAGGGCCGACCCACCCAATCTCGAGGGGAGGTTCATTCAGCCGTTCAAGGGACCGTGTCCAGATCATTTCAACATACTGGACGAATACTGCAAGGAGCCAATCTCGGCCAAGTTCCAAGTCCTCATAGCCGACCCGCTTCAATACAGGACTCAACATCTGCGACCTCACTACGTCAATCATAAATCCCACAGGTTGGGACCTGAGACTTGCAAACTACTGTCCAGCCTTGGAATCAAGGTCGAAAGTCATAGAAGAGACCGTGACGTGGTGACCCTGAGTGGTATCTTCGGTTCACCAATCCTAGGCCAGGCTATTGCGCTAGACAGGTCTGCCAGTGACCTGCTAAGAGCTCACGGAATCCAGGCCCTCTGCCCCATCGAATCAATTGGCCAGGAATACCCAGTGGTGACAGTAGTTTCTTCGGAGCCCTTGAGAAACGTGAGGTTCAAGGATCAAGTGTACATAGCCCTATCCAGACACACTGAACAGCTCCATGTCCTCTCACCAGAATTTCCTCACACCACCTCCCGACCACAGTAAGGCTATCTTAGCTGTAGCAGTAGGAGTAGGTTTAGCTATAGTTCTGCATTTTTCTCTCTCTTATAAGTTGCCCTCACCAGGTGATAACATTCACAGTCTTCCTTTTGGAGGCACGTACAGGGACGGAACTAAATCCATTATTTACAACTCTCCCCACAGAGGACCGGGACAGTCAGGCGCCCTGCCAATCATTACGGTGTTTGCCATCATCGAGTGTACCCTCCATGTTCTCAGGAAAAGAGATAACCCTGTTCGCCCTCAGCACTCTGATTGCCCTAATTGTTCTTAACTACATGTCAGCGACTCCCAATCCGGTGTGTCTGATTGAACTCACAGGACATAGTGCTGTTCTAAGAGGAAATAACTGTGAAAGCTTAACATCAGGTGTTATAGAGGCCCTATCCGCCCACCTACACGGGCTTAGGAACTAGCTTCATTCGAAATTCAAAATTCTGTTTTAATGTCTAAGTCAAGTATGTCCACACCCAACATAGCCTTCCCCGCCATCACCCAGGAACAGATGAGCTCGATTAAGGTCGATCCAACGTCCAATCTTCTGCCCTCCCAAGAGCAGTTAAAGTCAGTGTCCACCCTCATGGTAGCTGCTAAGGTTCCAGCAGCCAGTGTTACAACTGTGGCATTGGAGTTGGTCAACTTCTGCTATGACAATGGGTCCAGCGCGTACACCACAGTGACTGGCCCATCATCAATACCGGAGATATCACTGGCACAATTGGCTAGTATTGTCAAAGCTTCCGGCACTTCCCTTAGAAAATTCTGCCGGTACTTCGCGCCAATAATCTGGAATCTGAGGACGGACAAAATGGCTCCTGCCAATTGGGAGGCTTCAGGATACAAGCCAAGCGCCAAATTTGCCGCGTTCGACTTCTTCGACGGGGTGGAGAATCCGGCGGCCATGCAACCCCCTTCGGGACTAATCAGGTCGCCGACCCAGGAAGAGCGGATTGCCAATGCTACCAACAAACAGGTGCATCTCTTCCAAGCCGCGGCACAGGACAACAACTTTACCAGCAACTCCGCCTTCATCACCAAAGGCCAAATTTCTGGGTCAACCCCAACCATCCAATTCCTTCCACCCCCCGAATAAACACACTTGACCCAGCCCGTTGTTTAGCACTATTTGTTGGGGCTATTGAGTTTTCAAAATGTGCTTTTGCTATAGTAGACGAAACTTACTACCTAGTTTGGTTTTGCAAATTTCCTTTCC